TTTAATCTATTGTATTCTGTTTTTTCTTTACGCCTCCAACTGTCCTCGGTCAATATGGTTATCGTAAAAGATTTATAAGTTTGTGTTGTTTTATCTGATATCCACCTTGCAAGGTATCTATACAAACCCCATCGTGATTTTATTACGACAGTATCAGTGTCGCCAAAGTGCTTCCACTCGACTTCGTACCAGTTACTCATAGCTGTTCCTCCTTATAAATTGGCAAGTGTTGCAACTCATCAACTCGACACACTCGATATTGCATGGTTACTTTTAATTTGCTGTCTTTAAACTCCATTGGGTTACTAACTAATGCAAGTGTGTAATCCTCTATCTTGTCGCCACGTTCAGTTATGTGTTTAACCACTTCTTCTAAATACTTGGCCATCATAGAGTCTATTGCTTGAATATTAGCTTTTGAGATTTTTGAAATTAATTCGGACATGTTGAATACTTTACTCATTACTTCTCTCCCATTAGTTTAATAGCTGTTGGTCGTCTGTTAATTTCGTCTATCTTTGCTAGATAAATATCATATGCGGCGTATGAAAAGACGTTGAAAGCCTCACCTAGACGTTTACGTTTCTTAGCGTCCTTAAAATCAACAACGGCAAAGTAAACATCTCCCAGGGGTTTTATCATAGCATTGAAGGCTTCGAGTGCCTTCTCTTTCTCTTTAGGTAAAGCATCTAATTGTAACTCTGTCAGCTCTTTCACAAACGCATCTATGTAAGCCTGATCGTTTTCTAGCCCGTGGACTATCTGGTGCTTGGTGAGTAGGGTGTGTAGGCTCATAGGGTGTCCTGTATCTGTCTAGCAACCTTTATTACAGCCTGTCTGTACGGTTCGTCTATTAGGTTTTTGCAGTTGCTACATTGGCTCATAGCTTCGCCCCTCCAATCAAAAACCCAAACGGTAATAGCAATAAGGCTGTTCCAAGTATGCAAAGTATGGTAAAGATTATTAGGAATAGTTTGTCTTTCATTTGTTATTCTCCTTGGGGGTTAGTTGGGCGATGCGCTCGTCTCTAGTCAAATACTCGTGTCGGGTTAATTGATAAACGACTTGATGCTTCACGCCGTCACTAAGTATTACAAAGTGACTGCCTTCATCTATCCGTGCTTCGTTTAGGAGCTGTAGAAAGGCTTGCTTGGCTCGCTCCTCCACAGAGCCAGTATAAACGCCTTTATTGTGTCCTATTCTTATATCATCTAGTATCTCATCTAATCGTTGTTCAATAGTTTGGTCTGACATTATAGTTTCCTCCGTGTAGTTATAATCATAAGGATAAAAAGCACTCCAACAATGATTCCCCATATAAATCCCCATGTAAAATCATCCATTATAGTTCTCCTGCTTCATAATCTTTAAGTATCTGCGGTTCTTTTATTTTGATAATTGGCAAGCCATCGGGTGCAACATTGTTACGGCTGTACTTGTGGTGGTTATTTACAAACTCGCCCTTGCGCTGGCTCATAGTGGACGCCTCTACGGTTTCCATTACCATCGCACGTTTGTTATCTACTCGCTTAATTACTTCGGCAAAGTGTGGCTGGCAAGACAAAAACCCCCGATATTCATACATCTCGCTATCCTCGAACTGTTGTTTACATAAAGCACATTTATCCATTATAGTTTTCCATCTTCTGATAGTGCTAGCTCTTCTACCCTTAGTCCGTTTTTTCTTAAAATAGCTGCGGCTACAGATGTGAACTTAATTTGACCATACTCAAATATGTCGTTTAACTCTCCTGCTCTATCAATTAGCTCTGCGGCGCTAACTGGTTCACCGTCTATCGTGTATTGTTTATTATCAAATGACATTACTTCTCTCCTGCTTCTGATAAAAGTTTGGTTTCTACGGTTACAATTGTGTCATTTTTGCTACCTCCGTGAGGGACAAGCAGTATTCTATTCATAACAAAGCCCCTATTTTTACCGATACCCATACTTGTCCACCCAAAGCATATAGCCTTGCCGTTTGGCTTTAGTATTCTCGCAATTTCGGTCTTGCAATCTGCCCAGTATTTCATAGAGGTCGGCTTGATATCTAACAACTCCATACCGTAACCTTCATAACAAAGCCTGGCTTGTGTGATTGAGTACGGCGGATCGAACAATACGCCGTCAAAATAATTGTCTTGTTGTAGCCTTAAAAACTTTAGCGCATCTAGGTGGTATGTGGACGGCATACTCTCTCTTAGGTCGTTAGTAACCTGAGCGGGACTATTTTCACCTGCAAATGGGTCGCACCACAAACCACTGACCACTTCATCGTTAATCAGTTCTCTTATCGGCTTAATAGTAAAAGTCCATTTATTGGGCATCGCCCAAACCCTGTCTATCCGTATATCGCCTACCGTATTGTTGGTGGTCATTACTTCTCTCCTGCTTCTGTGGGGTTGGTGAGGTGGTCGATGTAGTTTTCGCAAGTCGTGTTGGTTATTGAAATCACTTTGTTATCTTTGTCTCTAAAAATCTCAACAACTTGCATATCGTTTATAAATGCCTGCTCTGTGTTTTTTTGAATTGTTTTAGCTGTATCTATGCGTGCCTTCTGGGTGTGTAGGGTGATGAGAGATTGGGCGTGTTCTTTAATACTCTCTATGGCTTTTTCTTTGTTAATAAGCCCAGTAGTATGTTGGCTCGCAAGAGTCATAGCTATTGCAAACAGTATGTCGGCATGGTCGATATCTTCTGGTGTGGTCATAATACTACCTTCTTTGTCCTTTTAGAGTTAGTGCCTCCGAGGTGTCCTGCTGCTGCTCGTTTCTCTCTGCTCATCGTTGCAAAGCCTTTAGGGGTCTTAACGCTACCACCAATCGCTCCACGTGCAGCCATGTATGCACTCAGTGCTTTTTCGTCTCCGTTGAACTTAGCAAGCATTGTTGTTTTCCATGCGGTGTTAATTCTTCCTGTCATTATCGTTTCTCCTGTCGTATAGTTAGCTGGTATGTTGCTGCTTGGATAAGGTATATCAGCATCTCTTCGTCTAGGTCTTTTGTTAAAAGCTCTAGTTTGCGCATCTTTATCTGTACGGTGCGTTCCTGTTTATCGTCAAGGATTATCATGTATCGTCTCTCAATAAATACTTGAATGTTCCAGTTGCTTTACCACGCCAGTTGTAGACACGCTCACAGACAATATTATGTCCCTCTGCTCGTAGGTCGTGAATTGCTCGGTTGTACTGCAAGGCGTAGCGAGAGAGTTTATAGTTTGCTATGCCTCTCTTGCCTGAGTCTTTAATTGCGTTTAGTATACGTGCCTCTTGAGAAATCATTTCGTAACTCCTAGTCTTGCTAAGGATTCTTTAATCATAAATACTGCCTGGGGGTCAGTTGCTAAGTTGAACTGATAGCTAACATCTTGTATGAACCCCTCAACCATTGAGTCAATGAGGTCTGCTTGGTCTAAATCTTCTAGTTGATCGTCGTCCATTACTTATACAACTTTCCATAGTCTACTGTTGCTTGGCGTTCGTACATAGCTAGACGTAGTTTTCTCTCTGGGCTGTAGCCATCACGTATCTTTTGTGCGCCCTCAAAGAATGTACGAGGGTTTAAGAAGTAGTTGTTGTATACAGCTATCTTCTGGTATGACGGTTGGTAGTTCACTTTGATTCTCATGATAATCCTTTCTACTGATTATTCTACCTCTATAGTATCATGTGCTAGTGTTTATTACAAGAGGATTATGACCTTATCCAGCGTTTCCATATTTGCTCTTGTGTTAAGTGCTTGCGGCCAACTAATCTTAGTCCAAAGATGTAGTAGTCAAGCAGGGCATCGTCTAGCCAGTTAGTCATTACTTGTTCTCCTGATTAGCAACCCACGACAAGAAGTCGTTAAGGTTTGGTTTTGGTGATGGCGGAAAGTACATACCCGGTTCTAATTTTATGACCTGTCCTGGTTCGCCATAGCTAAGCTCTAGGGTGTTAATGTACTCCCCTACTTGTCTAGGGTCGTAGAATGTTTGCCAGTCTGGTTTCATATCAATGTTAGTTATGTGTGGTCGCATTACTTGTTCTCCTTATTAGTTATGATTCCTCGATTATGAACCCTAGTGCGCCTAGAAAAGCGGGTAATTGTGAGCGTTTGAGTATTTGCGTTCCGCCTCTTCCATAAAACTGGGCATTTTGTAATTCAACATCACGCAGGTTAGCATCACGCAGGTTAGCACCAAACAGGTTAGCATCACTCAGGTCAGCACCACGCAGGTTAGCACCACGCAGGTTAGCACCACGCAGGTTAGCACCACGCAGGTTAGCACCACGCAGGTTAGCATCACTCAGGTCAGCACCACGCAGGTTAGCACCACTAGCAACCGCCTCCTCAACCGCTTCTCTAATCGTGGTTTTAGTGGATTGGTAAAGAATAGTAGCGCCTCCAAATCGTGATTTAATAGCTATTCCAACTACTTTTTCGACCTTATTGTCTACTTGGTCAACGTATTGTTTTAGTTCTTCGATTTTAGCGAGTGCCTGTTCTTTTGTTAATTTGGTCATTGTGTTCTCCTTATTAGTTTATTCAAGTGTATGGTGTCGGCAGCAAACTGTCACCCCTGTGGCATAACCTAGTGTTGCTTCTCGAGTTGCTTCTGGCATTTACTACCAACACCACACACTTGAATTGTTAAGTTACTTGCACTCCCATAAATTGCTTGCTCCATCTCGGAACATCTGGGCGGTGACTTCAGCGTTTGCTTGTGCATTAAAAACACTTGCTCCACTCCAGCCATATTGACTAGCTCTAGCTTTCCAGTAACCACCATATTCTCCGATCGTCAGGTGTTGAAAAAGTCCGCTAGGGTGTCCGTTTTCATAGTAGTTGTAATTGACCGCATTTGGATTTAAGGTACTTTCACAACGTGCAATCTTCACAAAATAGTCCTCGCTGATACCATACTTGCGTGCAGCTTGTCGTACTATGCCCTCAATATCCCCTGTAACCGCTTGTGAGGCTACAGGTGGGGTTATTGGTGCTGATGCGACAACTTGTTCAGGTACTTTAATTTCAACAGCCTGGGGTGGCTCAGTAGGTACGGCTGTAGTAACTACTGGTTTTCTTTTAACTCTTGGGCTTGTTCAACAATCTGGTATGCTTCTGCTGTTACACGACCTTGATCGTACTTCTGCACAAACCATCCACTTATAAAAGCAACAACAATAGCAATAACTACTGCAAAGCCTTTTACTAATGTGAATACTTTAATTGTTTTTGGTACTTTCTGTGGGCGTTCACCCTCTACTTTTTTAGACATATAGTCCTTTCGTTTAAGCTCAGTGGTCAGCGAGCAGACACCTTGACGCAATTTCGCTACTCGTATGTATAGTATATGTGTGTGAGTGTGTAGCTTGAGATGGGTTGCACATCTAACTTGGTTTGTTGTCCGCTTGCTGACCACTGAGTTGTTAATATGCAATCCATACAGTTAGATGCCAACACAATCTTTTTATCCCCCTTTCATCTTACGTAACAGTATTTTATACGCTGGTATGTAGCTTTACAGCTTTTGTAATGTAGTCGGGTCTAGCGAAGTCACCCTTGCCAGATTGTGTTGCCGTGTAACTGTATGAATTGTTAATGTTCTGCTTAGGAGTTAAGTTGTCTATGACGAACTATACTTGAATGCTCCTCGGTTAATCCTTTCTACTGACTAACTTGTATTCATAATAGCACACATGCTAGTGCTTTGCAATAGGCTAGTGGTTTAATCTTTTAGTAACCCCTTATAATAATCTATTTTTTCTTGTAACTGAACCTCGTTCATGGGTTTTAAGCGTTGTATATGTAGCTCGCTAAGGTACTTCCAGCGGTCTGGGAATGTGTCTGTGTACCATTGACCTGCCTCTACTGGATGTTTATGCCACCAATTCATGTGATCGTGATAACAAAGTACTTTCATATTAAGCGGTTCAAACTGTAAATAGCCACTTCTTGATACTGGTATAACGTGACTCGCATGACAGTTAGAACCCTCAACGACTAATCCGCAACGCTGGCAGGTATAATCATCACGCTTTTTAATGTAGTCTTTTACAAGCTTTTCAAGTTTCTTTTTAAGTACCGTTTTGTTTTTCTTCTTTACAGGTGCTTTACTTACTGTCTTTTTAATTGCTGTACGTTTAAGGGGCTTGCGTGGCTTGTGAGATACGCAATAGTCTGAGTAGGCTCTCTTGCCACAAGTTAAACATACTTTAGCCATGCTCTATTGCTCCTCTAAAACCCTAACTTGTTCTAATATCTTTTCCTTAAATGCTTGCATATTCTTGCGGTAAAAGGTATTCCATGCGTCTTTGTTTGCACCGTCCATACCCTTAGCTTTGTATAGTACCCATAGGGCATCTCTTATCTGAGTGCTTTGGCTTTTGGCTATGTCTGTCTCAATATCCTCGTCTGGTATATCTTCCTCGTTAAGCTGACTTTCTGAGAATAGCAGATAGCCCATAGACTGATACATGGTGTCTAGGTGAGCAAAATCATCGTTGTTTACTTCAAAGAGAGAGTTGAACCGTAATGAGATACTTTTATCCTTCTTGCGGTTAGCTCCCTCTAGGGTAACGGGTATTGTGAATACCTTACTCATTATCAATAGCATCCGCCACTAGATTACAATCTTCTTCTGTGTCGATAGTTTCTTTGCTCAGTACACTCTTAACAAAAGCTAGTTTAGAGGTTGCGGTGTCATATCCTTTATCGGTTAGCATTTCGTTAATCTTCTTTTTAGCTCGTGGGAGTGACCCTGCGTCCCATACTTCTTGGCGTGAGTCTGCACGTTCTTTAGGTGTCATCTTAGTCTTAACCTGCTCACCCGCTGCGTCTGCATCTTCGTCTGTAATAAGTCCTAGTAGTGAGCTAAGGCTGTAGCGACGTAGATAGGTGATAGCTGAACCAAGTACCTGAAAGTCGTTCATACCTTTTAATTGTACGCCCTGGGGGATGTCTGCGGAGCTTTCTAGCGACTGACCAGACTCAACATGAAAGATGATAGTCTTAATTGTACTACCGTCTATAGGTTGAGCGTAACCAAGTCCATGCTTAGTCAGTAACGGCTTGATGATGTCGTTAATCTGTCCAAGGTCTGCAAACTTATAATTGTACCCTGATGAGTTTTTGTAGATGCTTGGTACTTCTGCCTGGAAGTCTGCAAGTGCTTTGTATAGTGCTTTCATTTGTTCTCCTTTAATAATTCTGTTCTTCGCTTTAATACATAGGCTGGGTCTATTGGTGTGTCTGCCGATCCTTCTGGCTTAATGTCGTGCTGTGTCTTGTTCCACATTAACTCAAGCTCGTTTACACGTGCGTAAGTGTCTTGCCGTAGTAACAATTTGCTAACCTCTGACCACAGTTCCTCACTGTTGCAACCAAGGTACTCTGCAATTTCATTAACATCTTTTTTGGTTGGCTCTAAAAAGTCACTCATTACGCTATCGGCTTTACGGTGTAGCTCTGACCATCTGTTGTTCCTAGTGGGAACGTGCTGTTTACTATAGTTACTGGTATTGTCATTATTTGCTCCCCTCAATCGCCTCTATTGCTTTTGCTATCATAACGTACTGTTCGTTTATCCAGATTTCTACATCTTTAAGTGCAGACTTCCTGATTAGTAATTCAATAACCGATGCTTGGTCTTTGTTCATATAATCCTTTCTACTGATTGATATACCTTAATTGTACCACACCTGCTAGTGCTTGTCTACTATATTTACAACTAACCTCTATAATGGTATTATTAGGCAAATAGACTTCCGTGTGATTTACTCTTTTATAAGAATAATCCTTTCTAACGGAGGTCTATTTACTTGTGATACCGCTTGTGCTAGTATGTAGCTATATCGTGCTTGTCAGTACGATCGCACCTTGGGTCAAATACCCCTCTCGTGATGGTAGCTACCCACCTAGCTATCTAACTAACCATTCAGCCTCTCAGCTTCACACTTGGAGGCTGTTTATTTTGCACAGGATATGCACATGCCACTTATGGCTATTGTAATGATGTCAAATGTAGGATAAGATAGATTTAACCGAAAGAGCTTTCTGTAGCAGATAGTTCAAGTAGGGGGTAATTAAGATAAAGAAAAACCCGTCCAAATGAACGGGCGAGCTTTCTGTAGCTGTACTCATTATAGCATACTTATCTTAATTGCAAATACTTTTACAAACATTATATCCGTAACCCCTGTCTCGCAAGAGAGTGTAAGACCAAGCCAAGGACATAGAGATTTGATAATAACGTTAAACCTAGGCTCTGATTAATCGCCCCCTAAACGTCAACCTAGTCTATGCGATGTTATTAAATGTCTGGACGATACCACTTAGTACTCAGGAAAAGGAAAGGTCTTAGGTATCAACTGTATAAGGTTCAACTAGTCACTGCCGCTCTTAGCACGGAAAGGGGGGCTTGTTACCTAAAATCTACAACACTACTCATGCTTATAAAAGACTATACTAAATACAATGAACGCAAACACTATAATCAATGACTCTATGACCTTAGATGAGAAACTAGAAGCGATTGATCGTGCCATGCAGGAAGCTATTACTAAACTTAAAAGCAGTGAACGGTATGATGTACCTATTGATCCTGCTGACTTGCTTACTTGTGAGGGATGTCAGTAAGGTGTATACTAGACAAAGAGTTTCAAACGCAACAAAATAACCCTCCGTTTAGGAGGGCTTTTGCTTTGCAGACGTTCGCTAGCTTTATTATACCACAAATAAAATAGCACAGGATGTGTAACGGTCAAGCGATTATCAACCTAGATTAAAACCTTCCGTTACTTCCTATGCTATTTAGCTTCGAATCTATGTATATTATACCACAAACGAAAAGACGCCCGTGGAGAGACGTCTAATCACCGTAAACCAGTGGTCATCTGTATCTTAACATCTTATAGGTCACAGCATACACGGTCGTAGCTCGCTATCAAATGCCTGGGGACTAAACCAGTTGAGTTTATTATAGCACAAATTAAAATAGAACCCCTGACAGAGTTCTATTGATTTTGGCAGTTACCAAAGATATCTACTAATTATTGTAGCACAGCCACATAAATAAGTAAACACACTATTCTATATCAGAGTCTCTAAAGATTAACTCTATCTGGTCATCTCGTATATCACCTGATTGCTGTAGACACTCTGCGTGTAGGGCTTGGTTAGAGTCTGGTAGCAATAACCATCCATTATCAAAGTAGACATAGCCACCACAATACAGACAGTGCATATCTATACTGTCGTTATCTCTAACTGATTTAACTGTTATCTTCATTAAACCATTCCTCTGGTACTTCGTCAGGTATCTCACCGCCTCTTGCCATTTTTGTGAGGATCTCTACGTCACCAGGCGCAACGTGACGCTGATTGAGTCGTGCAGGGTATTCATTTTTCAACATCGCAACCATAATCTCGGTAAAGGCTTCTTCACCTATCCTAAGTTGTGGCACGAACGTCCCTCGTTGTATCTCGTCATCTTCATTATCAAGAATGAACAAGTGATTCCACACGGCCAGCGAACCCATGTAATGAAATATCTCGGCATTACTACGACGCAGCTCAAACTCTTGTGAGCCTACTTGTAAAGTGATTTTAGGTTCTAGCTCTCCTGTGGGTTCACTCATCTCTTACCTGCCCCGTCCAAGGAAGTGTTAGCCCGTCGTCTTTGGTTCTTGGGACATAATGAACGTGTAGGTGATTAACCGTCTGGGTGGCGTTTGCACCAACTGATGTTATAAGGTTGTACTCTCCTAAACCTGCCCAAGTAGACGCAACCTGAAAGACAACACCAGTAATAATTGGTATTGCGCTAGCATTTCCTGAGTGTGTCTCTGACACGAAAAGCATATGTCCTTTTGTTACGGGGTTTAACGGCTCAATCCTGTAGACACCAGCGTTTACGCTATGGGCAGTTCCGTTTTTTATTAAATCGCAAAATATACAATCTTTACTCATCTCTATGCCTCTCTGCGTAACGCCAGATTTGCTCGTGCATTATTAAATCAGCCCTAAGTGCCATTTGTACGGCTCTCTGACCCACGTATGGGACTGCTTTGCGTAGTTCTGCTACTTTTCCTGCTTCTTGATGTAGACGCTCGTCAGACCATTCAACGTGACTATGTTCTGTTGGATTGTATGCACCCTGTATAAACTTTTCACTCATAGACTTACATACGTTGGCTTTTCAAAACCAGCGTCCCTATCTTCTAATCGCTCACGGATTGGCGTGCCACATCTCTTACAGTATAGCCGTCTATATGTCATCACATTCGTTGTCCTAATGCCGTATGAGCCAAACTCAGGATGTAGACAGACTGGACAGGCATCTGGTCGTTGCGTGAGCGTAGCAAGGTTAGGGTGCGCCCTAATGTATGGTAGGAGTTTCGTATAGACATTTTTTACAAGCACAACATCCTGGTCACAATATATCTTCATAGCTTTCCATGCTTTCTTATCGCCCTGTATACAACTATACCAGAGACTACCGTGGGTAACTTCTGTTTTGCTACCTAGACCAAAATAATCGGCAACTGTCTGTAGTTTGTTGTTCGGTAGTTTAAGTCTACCCCTAGCGGTCTTTAGAGGGTCGATTGACTTGTGATTAACAACACTCATCCCATGAAAGAGAAAACGAGTATTTGAGACTTTATCATCAAAGCCATCTACGTTATATCCAATAGTTATATCTGCCTGTGCCATAAGTCCGTGTAGGCTTTTAACAACGTCATAGTCATCATACTTGTCTGCTTTGAACCTTGCAGGGAAGTCGGACTGTGCCACGCATTTAACCTTAAACTTTTCAGGGTGTTCTACGTCAAGCCACCCATACGAGAAACAGAAGATATGCGATTGTCTCTCAACCTTTAGTGCATTTGTGTCATACGTTCCATACGCCCATATTAACAGAGGCGATACCTCAAGGTCGTACACAAAGATTTTAGATGCGGTCATCCCATTCCTTATAGTGCGCCATCTCAGCTAGAAACAGGGCATTTACAAGTACGTGGTCTACGTGGGGTAAGCCACTCTCTTCGTCTAAATCCTCACCATTGGTATATGCCATGAGGTGTCTGAGTAGGCTGTCGGATATCTCTGTAACAGGTAAACCCTTCTTCCAGTTAGCACGAGCATACTTCTTCGTGCCGTATTCTAGCACCCTTGTTGCGCCATTAAGTGCGTGTGACGCTTCTAATAATATACTAAGTTTTGGCTTTGATTCATTGAACCGTTCTGCCTTCATGTTGTAATTAAAGCACACCATACCGCTTATGTCAATCACTATTCTTTATGAGGGTTATGATGTTCTTCTTGCCATGTCTTTGTCCACTCACCACGCTTCTGTAATTCCCTACGGAGCGCATTATACGAAAACCAGATAGTATCAGTAACAATGATAGCGTAATCATTAGCCTCAAACTCCAGTAGATGATTAAGCAAGTCTGGTGTAGGAAGCTTATCGTATTTTTCACTATACAGCTCCATACTTGCCTTTTAGTAATCGACGTTTGATGTTCTTGCTAACAGCAAGTTCACCAGTTGTAATCTGACCTAATACACTACTAAGCATAGTTTCTCGTTCTGGGAGTGGCTCATCGCCCTCGGCTGTTTTATTGTCGTGTGCTTCACGGCATAGTTGTTGTTTGTTTTCTGGTGAATGTATGTACAGTTTAGATAATGCTGTTTGAGCGAGTCTTTGTGGAACTATGTGATCGGTGTCACTAAAACATCCATTCTCTGCGCCTTTATACTTAGGCGGTCTATTAAACCAGGGACACTCAGTATGTGATACTAAGCATTCCCCGATAGTCACATCAGCCTTCTGTCCGTCTAAAGTCAGTTTGCCATTGTTCGTCGTCGTGGTTTGGTGCGTCTGGTGTACCATCATCTGCGTCGTATACGCCTGTTGCGTCGTTCTCAGTAGCAAGGGCTAGTAAAGTGGTGTCGCCTAGTTTCATACGCCTAGCAAGTTCGTGGCGCAAGAATGCAGCGGTTGGTTCTAATTCTGTTCCACCTGCGTCAGCCTCAGCTTTCATCGCAAGGATGTGTTCAGTCGATAGGTGTTCGATAATAGGCATTATTCAGCCTTTTTGTTAGGGGCTATGTAAACGCCCAGGGCAGTCGTAAAGGTGATTACTAGCGTTACCCAATCGTTTCCAGGTAACTGTACGCTCAGCGTCGTTAAAACAGCTCCTAGTAGTGCAATCCATAGCTTGTTGTACTGTTTCGCCCAATTGATAAAGTTTGTCATAATACTTATCCTTCTTTCTTCTTTTAATTGTATCTCTTTTTTAACAATTTTGTGAACTTCACGGAAAAGCTCACCCTCAATCTTTCTAAAATCTAAACGCCTTCAACTCTTCATAATCCTCCTATTTAATCTTGAACAGCTTAGCCCATACAGCCGATAGTAACTCACCCACTGATAAGCCATCTAGCTCAACAGGCATTCTAATTTCTTTGATAATTTCAATAGGTTCAGGCTTTACAGCAAGTTGTGCTTTCAACAGAGCGTTCTCTGCACGAAGTGGCACGATGTAAAAGTCGCTTTGACCGTAAAGGTTTTTGGTAAACTCCTCTGGGTCACGACCTGTCCAGTATTTAACGTCTGCCGCTTCTGGCTGTATGCCACCTGTGACTGCGAGGTAGCCAAATCTTACTCCATTTTCGTTCATAGTTGCTCCAGTCTGCCATAAGGCTTTATCTTTCCATGGATAACCAAATCCATTTATTATTATTGTATCACTTAAAAAGAACATCTTGTGCGGTTCATACGGATTGGTAATTATCCAGCTACCGTTCACTTGTTGCCATCCTAAACCTGCCATCTTGCCCCTTGCAACCTCTAGATGTACGTGATTGCCAGTAGCGAACCCAGCCGTACCCTCTTGATAGAATACTTGCCCTTGTTTAACAATCTGTCCTACACGGAGGTCTGTTACTGCATTGTCGTGTGTCAGCATAACAGTGGCAAAGTCTACCGTCCCGTCTGCATACGTCACAGGTGCAAGGCTTTCTAGCCATACTGTGTGACCAAGAGCAGAATTGTTAGGTTCAAATATCTTGTTAATCATGCCATCGAACGGAGCGAACACATCGTCAATGCCTGTGTCTTTCCCTGCTATATCTATAGGGAAGCCAGCTTTATGCGTACCCCCTCTATGCCCCTGTGTAATGTTCAGGTATTTCATCGGGAATATTGGGCGCATAGACTACTCCTTTACGGTTTGGTTCTTTACAGTCTGGGTATCAACGGATTGGTTTTTAATATGAGCAATAGCTTGAAAGATACGCTGATTGTTTTCAAGATTGTTTTTGTTGTTATCGACAATCAGTTTTTTATTTTCGGTTGAAAGTTCAGCGAGGTGTCCGTTACGTTCTTTGGCTTCTCTGGCGGCCTGTTGGGTAGCGGTGGCTACTTTCTTCATAGCACCAGTGTTTTCAGAGAGTGCCTTGACAAATATCTCGTCTCGCTTTTCCTGGCTTTTATCTCTCGATGAGATGTACTTCATAAACAAGCCAATAATAGTAGCAATACCACCAAGTGTTGCTGCGATTGCTACTCCGTCCATTATAGTAAATCAATCTGAATACTTGAGGGGTTATTTCCGTCCGAATATACAGTCCCAACGCCCGTACCTGAACCTCTAATAATTGCTAGTTTATAGGTATTTAACCCTGCCGTGGCTGTTCTGACCATTGAATAATTCATTCCACCATTTCCACCGAGTCCCGAAGTCCAGGTTCGGTTAAATATACCGCCAATAAACGTTGCGCCTTCATAGATACGAATATCATGGCGGTCTCCGTCTACGGAACTAGAAATCTGCGGTAAAGAAAATGTTATTCTAACCTTACGAGATGTTGGGACAATAACAGAAGATGCTAGACCTGTAATATCAACCAATGTGGCGGCACCAGCCGTAAAGCTCGTTACAAGTTGTCTGTATCCTAAAAGTTTGCGACTTGGGTCACGTGGACATATAAGGTTTCCAAGGGAGTCTGTAACTGCATAAGGGATAGACGAGGCAATAGGAAACACTCTATCTTCTTGCCCTTGGTTCACTTTGGTTGTGGCGGTGATTGTTGCCGCAGCTTGGATTATACCTATGCGAATTGAGTTGGCTGCTAAAGCTGGTGAAGCGGCGTTAGTCGCAGCGGTTGTGTAAACATACAGCCCTGTGCCGTTTCCGTTGTCCAGTACATCAACATAAGTGTCTAAGTTTAGTGTGAAGGCTCTAGCGGTTACTGCGACTACAGTGATAGGGTTGCCGTTTATGACTACAACACCAGCCGTGCCAGAAGCATTAAGATTTACTCCTACGTTATCAGCAGTCCATATACAACCCGAAGCGACATAATCGAACGGATAGATAGTTGTAGCTCCAGCACCAATAGTAACTGTCTTGGCAAGCCCTTTTCCACGAAGGTTAAGGTTTATTGCAGTATCACCACCGCTGGCAGAGATTCTAGGGTCAGTAGCCGTTGCAGCATTGGTAACTGTAATTTCATTTACTGCCGAGGCCGTAGCAGGGGTGATGATTATCTCGTTACCTGCTGAGTCGTTGATAGACGTCGTAATATTAGGCGTAGTAAGAGGTAGACTTGTAATCATAGTCCCATCCTGCTTATGAGATATTAAAATACCGTCCACTGAGCGGTTTCGCTCGCTTGATGCTACTGGTATATACACACGTGTCAGCGAGTTAGCTGGATAGTCTTGGTCTGTACCGTATCTTAATACCGTACCCGTAACAGAGGTTGCACTTGCAACAACACCCTCCCACTCTGTGTACGAGCCTACGTTACGGACTTCTACTCCGTTTACAAGTGTCACCGTATCTACGGCAAAGATTGCGCCTGTATCTGTAGGCCAGTTAGTTGTTGCGCCAACCGTCCAAGACGTTGCTCCAATAGTGTGTCCAGGCGCACTTAAAGTTGTTGCTGAGCCTGGGCTTCCTACTTTAGTGAAATAGTCTGTTGCAAATGCTGGCATTTTATTTTCCTTCTTTCTTTATAATACTTATGTTATACATATATGTCTACCTTATAATCCCGAATAAACGAGGTCTATATTTGCTGTGCCTCTTGTTGATACGGCACTTAGCAAATAATCACATCCTGCTTGAGTAGTAACAAGCTCCCAATCCTCTTGATTCAACAAACCTTTGGGACGAATATCGAGTACCGCAACAGATTTGGCAAACGTTCCAATAGTTCCAGGCTCGTCACCGTACCTGTAGTTGCCTGAATAATCCCATTGCCCAATACCTGTAAAAGTTACTTCAATCGAGTATGTATCTGAACCAGTCGAACTTGTTGCGCCACGTTTTGTAAGCCCATAAGAGTTTGCCACGATAATACCTGCTGGGTTTAATAGTTTGAAATACTGGTGGCGTATATTACCAAGACTCAGACCGTCCTCGTCCCATACAAGAGATGAGAAGGCAAGTCGTGATCGCCACGCTACTCCGTCGTCAGTCGTGTTGCGTGAACCAGCACGAGTAAACTCTAGGATGACGTTGTTCACTAAAGCACACAAATGACTCGTGCCTGTGTTATCTTCGTACAGCCATAGGTCTTTAGCAGCAACAGGCCAGCGTAGCACCCACGCATTCTTGCGTGATTGGTCGATATACCAGATTTCATTATTCTCAGTAGACCCGATAGGTAAAGCAAAATATACTTTGTCTTGATATTCCACACCGACGGCTTTATCTAAGCTTCCAAGTGTAATCGTGTTTATGTCGGGGAGAATGAGAGTAGATAGCGTCGAAGTTGTTAGGATATTTACAATGTTCTGAGATGTTCCAGTTGATTTGAACGCATCACCAGTTGGGTACATTAGTGAGTCCCCTACTTTGACAGTCGCTCGTGGTGCGTATGTGCCAGATTGTCCGTTAGCTTCTATCACGTTAGGGTAAAAGATAACTTGGTCGCCGTATGTGACCGATTCAAATGTAACGTGGTTTAACTTACCTTTGCCCGCTGCACCTCTTGACGAGGTTGTAATAACAGGGTCGCCTTTACCAGTCCTAAAGCCGTCTACGAAGTTCAAGAGTGTGTCACCGCCCTCGTCAATAGTCGTAAACCCACCTCCGTTGAGTGAGCTAAAGTCACCTGTTCCTGGAGCTGAGTAAAAGAGTTGGTTAGAAGATGTTACCCCGAATACCTGAGCGTTACGAGCATCTACATACATCCAGCTAAATATCGCCCCCTGCGTAGAGTTTGACGCTGGTGCTGTCTTAAACGGATTAAATGTCTGTGACCCGTCATCTGTGTAGGTAAGAGTGGTAAGTCCCGAGAGAGTTATAATCTCGTAAAAGTCTGTGTTGTTGTCACTTCCGTACAGTGTGTATGACGTAGCACCTGCAACTGCTGACCATGATACAGCAACCGTTTTAGCGATTGCAGCGGTAGCAGACCAGTTATCACGTACATCATTGACATTTATAGCCGCTGACGCATTAGAGGCGGTACTTTCCCCGACTGCGTTATTAGCAGTTACTTTGTAGTAATAGTTATAAGGTTTACTGCCTGAGATAAGGTTAGTTGACCCCACACCCGACGGAGTTGCTGGTGTAGCGAGAGCAGTATACTCCACCGTCGCACTTGTAACAAGGTCAATATAGCCTAGATTATTAACACCGTTATATATATAGACACGGCTTTTAGATTGTACGAATCCAGTCCACGCAGCAGTTATGCTAAAGGCATTAACACCACCTATGAGAGTAAAAGCACCTCCATCTACTTGTTTGTAGATTTTGCCAACTCCTGCTACGTTCATCATGAACAGAAGCCCTCTAGAGCCGTTGTAGCGGTATGCGCCACGCCCAATGACTGTATTTGAGGGTTGAGTGCCATAACGCACGAGAGGTGGTCGAGGACGCCATATATTGTCCTGTACAAGCTCCATGTTAGTAGCGTCTGATACAGAGTTACGTGGACGACGTGAGGCAGCGTAGGTAGAGATATAGCCCTTAGAAAACTCATTTTGGTGAATATCTATAGGCACTTGGTGCTTCTTGGCTCGCTGACCCTTTACTTGGTATGGCATTATAGGCTTTCAACTTCGGTATTAGTTATCCTAGAAACAGACGTAGGGACAGTTCGAGGGTTTTCAGATGTTCCACGACGGTTCTTGCTAACCATCTGCGAATAAAGGTTATTAGCCTTTGCGTTCAGGTCGGGAGATTTATCGCTGTATGACTGGTCGTTAAATGAAAGCTCAGAGGCTACTGCATATACAAGCCAGTATGGGTCGGGAACTGGTACGACATCGCTTGTACTGGTGAGGTCTGGTGGCAAGAAGTAGCCAGGCACGATTAAAGTTCCGCCTACTATCGGGTCGGTTGAGGCGATAGCTGTTTGGAAAGTAATAACTTGTGGGTTCATACCAGATATGTAGACTTCGTTCTGGAATCTTTCACGCTGTTGTGGCTCACCAAGTACATACTCGTAGTTCTGTGCGGTTGTACTGACAAGTGTCTTATCTGACGGATAGTTAAAGTTACGGTGCAGGTTGTATGATTGCACACCTGTTGCAATGATTGATTTGTGTGTGAATGTTGCAGAGGTTGTAGTGCTAGAAAATGCCACCGTAACAGTCAGGCTTGTAGCACTAGGGATAGTTGCGATAGTGCGTACAGTCTCGCCACTCACGGTAATTCTATCCCCTACACGGTAGTCAGTAAAGTTTGTACTTGTACCCGTCAGGGCTGTTGTAGCTGTTGTGGCTACCGTCCCAGGCTCACTTGGCTCACTGTAGTAGAAGTTAGAACCCCATGTGCTTTTGTCGTCTGTTGCCCATTCGCTTATCTTGCGGTTAGCCGTTGCAAGCCATAGCGTAAAGTCTGGTGTACCAGATGCAGGTGCGTCATCATCAGTACCCCTATAAGCTCCGTTAATTTGTGTGAAAAGGGTTGTTACAATCATGCTATTTTTCTCCTTGTTATTTTCTTACCTTTTATGAGCTTCTGTAATGCTTGTTGGTTCGCAAATGCTGTCTTATTTGTTGCAGATATTAGGCTTGCATAATCGGACTTACTACCTTTACCCGACCCGCTACCTTTACCCTTCTTTGAACCTTTAGCTTTCGTAAACCCACCATAGCCGTTGTACTTAGTGGCATTGTCTATAATGGTCTGGCGGTCATTCTCTAGTTTTATTTTGTCTAACGGGTCAATAGATGGGTCTGTTAGTTGTTTTTCGATACTGTCTATCTGCCCCTGCGCTGTAATCATCCAGCCGTCTAAGTTGTCGGCTTGTTTCTGTTGCTCAAGGGTTGCCGTGCCAACGTCATAATCGTACTTAATCTTAGGAGTAGATGAGATAGTACCATCTGCACTCCTCCTCAAGACGGTATCGCCTTCTACCTGATAGTTTTTACCAGATTTATCAAACGCATCTTTTATAATTCCTATCTTTGCTTCGGCTTTTGTATCAAATGTCTTAAACTCCTCGCCAACCTTAGCGTAGAACTTTCCGCTTTTAAGCTCAGTAATGTTAGGCTCTGATTGGTTGCTTTCAGTTTCTTTACCGACGGTTTGATTTGAATTAAGCGTCAACTCTTTAAGAGCTAACTCTGCTTTTGTTTTGTTGTCTTGCGAAGTAGCATACTTTTTATCTATTACATCTTGCCTAAACACGTCTCGTTGGTCTTGAGGTAGTACCGAGTTAACCATTCGTTGGTCTATATTAAGTCCTGTTGTATTGCCATAACCTCTGTCGTTGGTTACTCTGATAGGACTAAAGGCGTTTAGTAGTGGGTTATCGTTTTTAATTGCTTCGCCAGTATAAGGGTTTTGGCGCACAGGTACGTCCTTATTAAGTCCAGGAATGTCTTTAATTATGTTTTGGTATATCTGTTCAAGTGCGCCCTTTGTATAGTCGGTCTTACGCTGCGTTGGGTCTACTTGACGACCAATCCACGACACCATTGACTTAAACGGTGAAAGTTGATTTGCGTAATTACTTGCAACACTCGCAAAGGCATCTTCGAGTTGTGCGCCATCTTTCAGCTCCAAGTTTGCGGTAAAGTCGCCAATACTTTTCATATACGACTGGTCACGGAAATAACCAATTACACCACCTGCCATATTTAATATCTTGTCAGCAGTTGGTTGATCAACCGACCCCTTGTCTTGAGCGTCTTTTACCGCACCGACAACTGCGAGGTTAAACGATATAGCTGGGTGTAGCTTTGAGTAGTTGTACCACTTATCACCTATTTTGATTGCGTATGGCTGTTTGCCCTCAGCTCGAAATGCGTTCCGTTGTTCAGCATTACTTGGTTCGTTAAATGTTATTGCGTCTTTGGATGCCAATGCAGCAACTGCAACAGCCGTCAGGGTTGTACCCATCGCCATCTTAGCTACTTGACCTGTTTTATCAGCGTGTTTAGACAGAGTTAATATACCAAGTGGTGAGTATTCAATACCTTGCTTCAATAGGTTTGTAGGAGTAGTTATAAATGGGATTGTAAACTTTGAGATAGTGCTGACTACTACGTTCTTACTGTTACGCCCCTGCATAAGCATTTGGGGGATAAAGTCAAGCACATCAAGAAACGTGCCTTGGCCTTCTTTGCCAAGGTCCTGACGGAATACACGGTATTTAGCAGCGTCATCAACTTTACCAGCTATATCACCTGTTAATTTAACACCTTTAGATTGACGTTTTAATAATGATGCCATCTCGCCACCTTTTGTAAGCGTCATACCGAATTGGTCGGAAGCCTCAAGTAGCTTGGGGATTACTGATAGGACAGTGTCAGCCGCTCCCCTAATGCCACCGTCAGCTAACTTGCCGTATTTAAGTGAGTCAACATCGGGCATATCAATCGACTGCTTGCCAGTCATAACATCCTTAAAGCGTTTTAATGCCTCTGGTACTGATTTAGCTACACCCTTGTAATATGAACCTGCTTCTGATGCAAACCGTGTTCTAGCCTTTCCTGTAACTGCTGATCGTGTGGCATCTACCACACCAGCGAACAGTTTTTCTACTGGAGCAATGCCAGCAATTCCTGTTAGGTTAGACGATATGTTGACCATGTGCGTTAACGGTGAACTTAACATATTGCTATAACGATATTTGTCTAGCCAATCACCAAAGTTAGCAGGTACTAAGTCACGGTATGCCTTTGTTACCTCTTTAGCGTTCATCATGTCAACATCAGCAAGCCGTTTAATATATACGTCTTGGTTTACCCCTGCTTCATCGAGTAGTCGGTATAGCTTCTGTTGTGGCGTTGCAAGTTGGTCAGCAATGATACGACGTGCTTGTAGTTGTCGTCCCAAGTCTGTACCTTGTGAACGGCTAATACGCCCAAGTTCAGCCGATTGGTTCATTAACGCAATTACTTCGTTGCTCTTACCAGCAGCCCTAGCTTTTACAATTTTGCTTTCTATTGTTGTGATTTCGTTGCGAAGGTTTAATTGTTCGGTTATCTTCTTTTTTGTTCCACTTACACCGTGGCTACTAAAGTCGATGCCAGCAGATTTAGCGATGCCCTTTACCTCTTCGTTGGTTAGTCGCTCAACAACCACAGACGTCTCTTTGTTTAGTCGTGCAGTAGCTTCGTCTGTTAAATCTAGCCGTTTTGTGTTAAGGTTCGTAGATGATACATTATCTAGACTCTTTGTGGACGATTGTGTTAAAGGTTCTTGGGTTTTTACTTGGGGCTGTACTTTTCTTGTCGTTGATTTGGTAGCCTTAAACAAAGCCTGTTCTTTAGGGACAAGTTGTCCATATTTAAGTGGGTCATTAGGGTCTAGTGCTTTAGCGACACGAGTTTCTGCACGAGTAGGTACTTCTGTCTTTGGTGCGGTAGGTAGTGTAGGGTCTACGTTACCTAGCTTTCCCGTCGGGTCAAAGTTAGAGGCAGGAACAGAACCACGCTGTAGCATATTGCGTCGTTCAGTATTTAACTGTGTAATACCTCTGTTAATCTGTTCTCGCAGTACTGGATTCGTCTCAACGTCATACGCCCTCTTGTAATTACCGAGGGTTTCGTCTATTTGAGCTATTTGAGGGTTGACTTGTTCGATTGCTCTGCCAGTATCTTTAACAAGTTTAGTCGTTGTTCTAGCAGCCTGAGCAACACCAGGTCTTATAAGTGCTGTGCTTGCGCCAACACCAGCACCACCAAAACTAAGAGCAGCGTTCATTGCAATGCTTTCTGGAGTTATCTGGCGACCCTGTAAAGCGTCATTGACAGTATTAGCAACTGTGTAGGCTGTCCCTTCTTTTGCTATGTTGCCCGCAACGAGACCAGCGGCAGGTTTCAGTCCTAGCTTTGCAACATTCCCGTAAGCTGCACCGATAGGAAGATATGTAACACCAGCATTTGCGCCCTCTGCCCCAAACTTTTGTGCAAACTCTAACGGGGTCTTTCGCTCTGTGCCTACATTGCCTTGAGCATCTTGTGTTGCTTTTGTATCAACACTGTTCTGCAAGACCGCATCTAGTCCTGCCTTGTACTGGTCACTGTTAATTTCATTTAGATTAAATAGGTTTTGTAGCTTGTTTCCACGAGTTGCCTGGTTAAGTGAGTCCCCTATTGTGTTACCAATCTGTTGAGCTGGAGCAATAAAACCACCAACAAGATCTTGTCCAAATGTTAATAAGTTGCCTTTCTTTGCGTTACCCGCTTTTTGTAAAGCTAATAATTGTTGTTGCGCCCACTGTTGGTTATTAAGGTCATTAACAGTATTAAAGTCTTTGCGGTTAGCCAGACCTTGTATATCAGCCAGTTTTATTCGTTGTTGGTCTACGTTTAACAAATTGTAGCCTTTAACAGTTGGGTTATTTTCATATGCTTTCTGTTCTGCAATCATGTTTTGAGATACTTGATCACCCTGCCTAGCAAGTGACTGTCTGAGGTTACTGCCGTTTGCCCCTGTACCTCTAGTAAAATCTTCGATGGTAATTTTATTATTGCCCTTAAAGAAGTCAAAACCTTTATCTGCACGTTGAACTTGACGGAACTGAGAAGTACTTGCTGGAGGTGTGGCTTGAGGACGCACGGCTGTGCCGAACGTATTATTGCCTTGCAAGAGCTTCCTTAAATCCATTCTGCTCTCCTAATTATGGAGCAACCCATTGTGGTTACGCCTGTTGTAGTCTTTTACGGAGTAGTTGTGCGTAAGGGTTAGAAGCATCGCCTCCACCTTGCGCTTGTTGGTTTACTACTGAACGGTCAGTTGTGTACTGAGACAGCTCAGGAGTAGGTGCGACAGCTTGCTTCTGAGCAAACGGTGTGCGGAATTGGTCAAAGAATGACTGTACTGTATCTCGTGAGCTATTGATTGAGTCTTGGAAGGGTTGAGATGCTGCCCTAACCGCTGCGAATCCACCGCCTCGTGCTTCTGCGTCTTGTGCTGCGTTCTGTGCAAGTTGACTGTTTATGCTCTGTCGTTGTCCCTCTACGCCTGTACGTAGGCTACTTTCGTTGTCGTCTCTCTGTTTAAGAAGGTCAGCGAGGACACTCTCAAAGCTAATATCATATTGACGCTGTGCTTTATCAATACCTTGTAGGTTGCGTCCAAAGTTCTCATTAGCGGCACTACGCTTGCTAGAGGTGTCTTGTCCAATAACATTAGGAAGTAAATCACGAAATGCTGATGAACCAGTACCAGAAGCTCGCCCGATAATCTGGGCAAGTGAACGGTAGCCAGCGTTGGCGTTACGGTTAATCGTCCCGTAAGCTGATTGTTTGTTTTCATTGTTGCTTAATCGTTTGTCAGCAAAATTGCCGTATTGTAAAGCTTTTGCGTCATTAGCACCACCTACTTCGGTATTGTAGTCGTTTTCGTTACGTGTCAGCCCTTGTGAAAGACCAACCTCCGTTCGTCCTAGTAAGCCTTGTAGTTGGCTACGTTGGTCGGCAAGTGAGGCAATCGTGTCAGCCTTAGTTTGTGCATCTTGTGCTGCCTGTTGGTTTACTAGGGAAAAATTGCTGTTACCACTGCTAGCACCAAGAGTATCGCCAGAATAGTCCGGTGCAACTGTCCTAAAGTAGTAACCACTAGACCCAACATTAGGGCCTTTGCCTTCGATTGAGTTGTAATCAGCACCAGTAGCTTGACCAAACTCTGTATTAGTAACAGGCGCGTCGTTACGGAAATAATTAATACCCCCGTCCTTATTCTGATTAAAACGATATATATCGTTTGCACCAGCTGCTTCACTACCGAGGTACGGCGTAAAGGTATAACCATTTGCATAGTTTGTTTTGTAATTGTATCCTAAGTCTGCCATTATTATTCTCCAATAAAGTTAAATTAAAATCTAGTTGATTTCAATTCGTCCTCATTTTGGTAGGAATTGAGAGTCTGGCGATGCAGTTATCTAGTCGCATTATACTACTTATGTATTAAATAGTAAACAACTTTATACTTGACTTTAACCATTAGCATATGGTATAAGTATGGCATGAAGATAATACTATCAATCATCCTCACATTACTCGCACTTAGCAATGCCCTTATATTCGCTATACCTTATCTATTCCCTTATGCTCAGCCTACTGTTGTTCAATATGTTAAGCCAGTAATAAAACAAGAGAAACAGCTATACGACCTACTCGGTACAATACAGACGGGTGATGTTGACATCGAATACCTAGAGCTTAGTTTTGGCAATCTTGGAGATAATAGGGGTCAGTATAATTATTACAATATAACTATCCGTAACAACCTCGGTATAAATGAGTTAAAGCGAACCCTCGCACATGAATACCTACACTTTGTATGGTTTGAAGTTATGACAGAATCAGAACGTACTCGGCTTGGTGATGCTCTTAATGCTGCCTATGCCAAAGACCCTGATATGCAGATACGCATGGATGTATACATAGAGAAAGGTACATTTCAACCTACTGAGCTGTTTAGTATCTACTGCACAGAATCAACCGATAGTTATATGTTAGCTATCGTACAAGACTGTAACAAGTATATTGATCGCTCTAAGATTGTATTAACACGTTAGCTATAAAAGCTATAGTGGTTTAGTAATCTGTTTCTACATAAATACGGTTAATACCCAACTGTACAGAAGTAACTGGTGTAAGTGCCGCATTAGACGCTAGCACGCCCGCAGTTTGCATAACCGTGATGTCGCCTTTGTCACCGTCTGATACACCTCCGCCTGAGCTTGCAGGTGGTACGTATGGCATTAAATTGTCTCCGTGATGCGTAGTGAACCTGTTGCAGCTGTGGCAATAACGTCTATAATTCCCCTATAGACAGGAGATGGTAATTCATAATAACCACCTGGGGCTATTCTAATCTTATAGCTTGTAGCCGATGCAGTTATGCCACATTTAAGATATACAGATGCAGCAGTATCATCATTAAAGAATGTTGCCATCAGGCGTGAGCTATTAGCGACAAGAGCAGTTGCATTTGTAATTGAGTTAGAGAGTGAGGTTGTTGCCTCGCTGGATACTGTTACGCTTGAGCCAACTGTCTTTAGGTTGCCACTTGCATCTAAGTTTAGTGGCTGGGCTTGACCATTAGTGCCGATGGCTGGCCAACTCGAACCACCCCCTCCACCTCCTCCAACAGGTTTAAGAAGTAGCTTAGTCAATGTTACGTTTGCGGTCTTTAAGAGCTTTTCTACGCCCGTGTTGTCTGTTTTGTACTCTGGGATAACTATCGACGTAACAGCCTCTACAACTGCTTTCATACTGTCCTGGAGTGGTTTAAGGTCAGGAGCGTCTACATTAACTGTTGTCTCTGGCACGTTGACGATAGGTGCTTCTGCTATAAGCTTCTGGGTTTTGACTACTTTTTCTACTGCTTGAATCGCTTTAGTAAGTCCATCGAACTGTTTAGAATAGTCAATATCCTCGTGTTCGGGTATCTCTATGTTGCTTTTAGGGATTTGCTTAGCTTCGTTTAGGATAGCTTGCATAACCTGTGTGATTTCAGTAAGGTCAGTAGTTTCCTGATTTTTAAGTGTATTGTCAAGGATGTTTAGTGCCTGGACAACAAACTTAACATCAGGAGTGCTAATAGAGTTTAGTTGATTAACTACCTCTGTTTTAGTGGTATGCCCCTCTAGATATCGTATCAGTGCCTCCGTTGAAGAAAGCACTGTGCTTGATACCTTTAAGCCAGAGGCAAGCAACTCTCTGTGACGTGAGTCTGCTAAGTCACTGTCTGCTCTTGCCTTGTTAATTTGGCCTAGTCTACTTGGTTGCATTCTTACTCCATTATAATCAAATTACGCTACTGATACTAGACTGCTACGAGGGCTGCGCCATCGCTCATTGGTTGCCATTCAACGAAGTGTCGAATAACACCTGATGTTGGTGCGTTTGTAGTCGTATATGTAAACTCTATGTCAGTTTGAACGGCAGCGGTCTTTTGTACTACCTCAAATGGCATGTATACATCTGGAGCTGTTGCTGCAACTGGGTCAATAACCTTAGCGGCTGATGAGTTGTCGGCTGTAAGGGCTACGGCTACGGTACTTTTTCTTGTAAGTTTTGAACCTACTGCAAAGCTAGAGATGACTGTACCTGCTGCTGCTGATATTGGTAATTGTGCAGTCTGGTCGTTTGTGCGCCAGTGTGTTGCGGTAAGGTTTGAACCTAGTGCGGTAGTTACTATTGAATATAGCTGTGTTACTTTTACTGTTCCCGTTACTCTGAATAGAGGTGTAGATACAGTCGTGTTGTTACCTGTAAGGGTCTGGTCTTTGAAAGACTTGTTGAACTTTGAGTTGAGTAGTTCTCCAATTGTTGGCATTGTATTTCCTTTCTTTGATTTATGGAGGCGGTCTATTTTGCCGTTACAGTCTTGCCTATGGCTCTGTAATCGTGGCGTTAGAACACCGTTAGTTAGCTCTAAGCTGCTGCGAAGATTCCGCTTTGTGAGGTCATCAACCAGCTAGTACCATCAGCTATGAGAGTGATTGTGTCACCTACAACTGCTGTACCTTGAGTGTTGGTTAATGTAGTACCTGAGATAGCTGTACCTGTTGCACTAGTCTTAGCTTTGATAGTTCCACCTGTGACGGTGAATCCAGTAGTCGTGTTAGCGACTACAAACGTGAAGCGTAAGCCAGCAGTGTTAGTTGGTAGGGTGAATGACGGTGTACCTGATGTTGAACGGTTTACGAATAATCCGCCCGAACCAGCTGCCGTCAGTACGACTGTTGCGCCCACAAGGGCATTTAGGGTTACAGGGTTAGTGCTTCCGCCTGTGTGGGTTAATGTACCTGAAACGTTGACCGCACCACTAAAGGTGCTAGTCCCTTGGAACGTGTTGTTTCCGATAAGGAGGTTATCCCCTTGTCTTACGAACTTTGGCATGATATTTTCTACTTTCTTTGATTATGAATGACCCGTTATATCGCTCTGTTCTGGCCAATGGCTACAAAGTCAGTGATATATTAGGTAGATTTCAATTGTTAATGTTTAGGCTTCTGTAGTTGTAACACCACTTATTGCAGTAACTATCCATGCAGTCGCGTTGCCACCCTGTAGGGTAACAAAGCTTCCGATTGGTTGGTTAGTGAATACGAGGTCTTTGTTGTCTACACCAGCTAGGTCGTTGCCCTTAATGCCGTCATTTGCGTCAGGGCTTAGGGTTAGGACTTGTGGGTTAGCACCGACTCGGAAAGTCATGTTCTCACCAGCTGCTACTGCGTGTAGGGTTACTACACAAGTTGCGCCAGTAAAGTTTATGACCTTACCACTGTCGTTTATGTCTGTTGTTAGTGTTGCTGCACTGATGTCCTCTTTGGTTTGGTAACCGAAGCCACGAATGTTTACACCTGCTGTGTCAATAGCCATTATACTTTAGTTCCTTTCTTGTCTGCGTCTGCGGCTTCCACCACAGCTTGAGACTTTTTATATTCTATATCTTCAAGTTGCTCGTTAAAGCGTCGTGTCTGAATACGGATTGCATCATTCTCGACTTCTTGAAGTATTTTAGATTTAACTGTTTCCATAATGAACCTTTCTAATTATTAGGCTGTTTTGTGGATAGCCAATGTGAAAATCTTGTTCAGGTCAAAGAACGCATCGTAACGGATTCGGTACTCGATTAAGTAGCCAGAAACGCCAGGTGGGTTTTTGTGAACTTGATATTCTTTTAGCTTTTCGGGAGCTGTCATGTTACTAGGGTGCGTAATGATCAAGTCAGTTGCACTTGGCATACGACCACTAGGAACAACAACAACTGATACACCATCGACTTGACCTAAGCTACCGCTTGACAATTTGCTTTGTCCGCTATCGCTGTCTAGTACAAAACCGCCTTGTTTAAGGAGTTGGTAGTAAGCTGACGTCATCAATGCAACACGTCCACTCTCAGGGGCTTCATTGTCTGTAATGTTTGCATTAAGGACTAGGAAGTTAGTGTATGCGTTTGATGCAGTAGTAGCACCAGCCGTAACGATTGCGTTGCGAGCTGTGATTGTGCCGTAGTTACCACCGTTAGTCAAAGCACCAGCAGTTGCTAGTGTTGCTAGTCGGTAAGCGTCAACTTCAGGAACTAGGACGTTCTTAGTAGCTTGAGCTAAGAACCTAGCTGGCTTTCGGATTTCCAAAGTATCTTGGTAGTTGCTCATGTCGATTGTGTTTGAAAAGCCACGGTCACGAGACAGTGTGAATGTCTGAACTGTGTCTTGTACTTCTGTTGGGTTTCCGTAACGGTTAGCACCGCTTGGAGAGTAGTTAACCATTGTTGGGTCTGTTAGTGTGTAAATCTTAATTGCGTTTACACCGTCCCATGACCAGCTCTGGTTGACTATCCCTGTTGTCTTTGCTTCTGCTTTTAGAAGTTCTGAAGTCTTAGCTTCAAACTTAGTTGCTAGGTTAATAGCCATTAAATTATCCTTTCAATCTATCCGTAGGCTTCCTCGTCGAAAGCGGCTAGGTCGGGATCGACCTTTGGCTCTCTTGGCGCACGTGAGGGGGTAACAATTGTTTTAGATTTCTCTTTACTCTTGCTTTTTTCCTGCTTGCGGACACCGAGACTCGTAAGGTTTGAGATAGAATCTGCTTTGTTTTGTAAATATGAATACAAATCGCCACGTACTTCTATTGGATTGCCATAGGCATCAATGGAAACGTACAATGCTTGGAAATCATCCAATGCTTTGTCTAATTCAGCCTGAACCGCTGGCGAACTATCACTAAGAACTTCAAAGTCCTTAATAGCTTTTTCGTAACCGTTCGTGAGCTTGTTAGTGTTTCCTTCTATCCTCATGTCGTACACTTGGACTTGTAGCTGTCTATCAACAAGGTCTTTATCATCCTCGGCATCAGCAACAAATTGTTGTTGTGAGTCCTTGAGTGATGCGGCTCGTTGTTGACGTTCTTGGATTCGCTGTTCAGCCTGTTGTTTATTAAAGGCTTTTTTCTTGTCCAAGTCAGACAGTTCCTTTGGTTGTTCAGCTTCTGGTTCTTCAACCTCTGCTTCTTCATCCTCTGGCTCAATCGCTGCATCATCCTCAGATTCATCCTCCGACTCATCGTCTTTAGTTTCTTCTTTAGCTTCTGCTGCCTCAAGTGCTTCTAGGTCAATCTCGATGCTTTCTAGGTCAGCTTCGGGGTCGCCTGTGTTACTATCGGTTTCGATTGGTGCGTCCGCAACCTGTGTAGGTTCATCTGCTACTGGTGAATTATCTTCATCCATTTCTCTCTCCTTTTGTTTATCTGTCGTTATATAGGTGACGAGCCTCAATGTTATAGCCACGACGCTTATTACCGAAGGGGGTAATGATAAACCATCCATATAGGATGACTTGTCGCTACCTCTTCACTAGAAAATGACTGTGGTGTGGATGTCTCGCTCCCTCGCACGATACTTTAATGCCTCTCTTTATCCAGTTGTGGTCAGTCTTTGGCAGGTTATCTAGGTCAATGGCATACTCAGACTTTGATTGCATCTGGTCTAATACCTCATCTTTAGATAGTCCCTCTTGCTCAGACTTCACCTCGGCTTGGCGTTCAGCGTATGATTGTGGGTTCATCGTTTGTTATCTCTCAATATGTTACTTAGTCGTGCTTTAACACTAACCAAACGCTCACGGGCTTCTTCACGACCAAACATGATGATAGATAGAGTCTTATCTGGGTCTACTGTATTGCTGATGATAGCTTTAACATCTACTATCTCCATGGTCTTTAGGTCGTCAATCTCTTTTTGGATTTCAGCCATAACAATCTCAGCGTGAGGCTTTAATCTTGCTCGGTTCTCGCTTGATGTTTCTTTCTTATCTTTTAATACTTGTTGCTCTCTGGTCGAACCAAAACTAGCACTCGATACGCCTGAATATAATGCACTATCATCTCTTGACATTACTGACCTCCTCGTAATCCCTGTAGGTGTTTAATCACATCATCTGGGTTTAGTCCCTGCGCTTCTGCTGCAAGGGCTGTAATCGCTGTCTGTTCGTCAACTCCGTACTCCTGCATAACACCGTCAATGTTTGCTTGCATCTCTGGAGTCATGTCGCTCTGACCCTCTTGCATGGTAGCGTTAATATCGGCTACCTGCTCAGCATCATTAAGTGTTGGGTCTGCATCGGCTTGTACGCCACCTTGAGCTAATACTTGCGCTCGTTCGGCTGGCGATAGGTCTGCTGGTGTAAAGCGGATAGATTCAGACATGGCTTTAGTAGGCTTTTCCTGTGATTGCATAGCCTCTTGTATCATTTGCTGTACCATTTCTTGTATCTGTGGCATAGCTTGAGCCATAGGGTCTTGGGATTGTTCAGGGTTAATTGGCTGACCGTTTTCATCAACTGTCTCTTCTGGGCTTGAGTCGGTTATAATCTTTTCGTTATCAGTAGTCAGCTTTATAATCTCACCGAATAACTCACCAATGTTTAGTTTCTTGCCAGATTTAGCAAGCTCTTGTTCAAGTGTTGGGTCTAATGCTTTTAGTTCAGCAACTTTCATAAGTCCTTCTAGTTTCTGTGCGTCATCAGCCGTCTTGTCAATCTCAGCATCTACTTCAAAGTTAAACTGCGCTCGTACATCGTCCCATAGTAGTTCGAGTTGATTGGTCATCTCACCATCTTCACCTGTTGGGAACTTCATACCTGCTTTGGTAAGGATTTCACGCTCATCGTCTGATAGTTTCATCAGGTCTGTGCCTTCCATGTTAGCGAAGTGAGTGTTAACCATAGACTTAGCAACTGCTTCGTATGTAATGTATAGATTATCTTTGAAGTCCTCATCGTCAATAGAGAGAGATGCAGCTTGGAACTTTACGCCCGCTGGTGTGCGTGAGCCGATAGGATCGCCACCTTCGCCTTGAGACGTAGATGTATCACCTGTAGGGATTAAGGCTGATAGAGACGCTTTGTACATACTCATACGTGCTGGTAGTTGAGTGTAGACACCGTTAGCAAGCTCTTGACGTTGTACCTTAGCGTTACCTGTGAACCATACGGCATTTTCTGCATAAACAATCGAGTCAAGGTCAACACTATCTTGGTCGCCCTCAATAGCAATAGGTGGTCGTAACCCTAGTTGGGTAGCAAGTACGTCAGCTTTACGCATATAATCAAGCACGTTCTGTGTTCCACCTGCAAGCTTAACGATACCAATACCATACGGATTGATAAAGTCTTGGTAGCAGTAGAGGAAGTGAATGGGTACATCACCTGTTGGGTCTGGGTTATTCCACTCACGAACAGTCTCATCAGTGGCTTTGTGGTACATATAGAATGGTGCTTCTACGCCACGCTGGACAGCAATACAGAACTTAAAACCTTTAGCTCGAACTTGCTTGTCTTGTTCCTGCTTTGGTGAGTCAAGGCTTGAGCGTTCCTCTTGGTTGTTTGTAGCAAGGATTTTCTCAAGTGCTGGTATGTTCCATTTATTATAACCGTCTTTGTTCTCTTTCAGCTCTTCTCTGGCTTCCTCAATCATGTTCTCTAGTTGAAGTTTCGTGTAGTAGACATCCCAAAAGATAACATCAGAGTCGTAGTCTGACACTTTACCAGGCTCTAAGGTAACATCTTGAGGTTGAGCAATAATAAAGTCTGAGCCTGTGTATTCACCACGCTTAACGAATAGGGTAATAACAGGCACTGAGCCGTATATAGCTGCCTTGCGGACTGCATCTTTCCATTTGCGGGAGAATGGTGCTTGTGAGTTAGCGTTGGGGATGATGTTATTACGCCATTGTAAGTTGGCAAGTTCAGATAGCCACGCTTCGTCACGGTCTATTGCTTTAATAGTCCCTGATAGTTTAGATGATACGATACGCTTAGGTAACTTAAAGAGTGCAGCGGCAAGTGAGCCATCGTTTACTTCGGGGAGGTTGGGGTCAAGTCCTTCAAGCAGTCCGTTATCAGCAAGTCGTTCGTATGATGGGTAATCCTCACGCCAGGTGTGCGCTGCCGTCTTGCTGTCTGTGTATAAAGTCTTGAGGTCTGCTTTGTTGATGTATGCCATTTGTAAACCTTTTACAGTTCGCGCAGTGGCAGACCTCTGTCTATATTAGTACATTAGCATAAGTTGTTTAGCTATACAACCCATTTCTTTATAATTCTGTATCTTCCTTTATTATCAATACATATCTCTAAATCAAGCTTGTTAGACTCTTTGTTGTTTAAGACAAGTAGTGCATCAATAATATCTTTAAGCAGATTCTCTTTGGTACTATACAGACTTTGTTCTATTTCGTTTTTAGTGTTTATAATATCACCCTCGTAATAGGTGACAGTAGCGATTGTCTTGCCGTGCATGGGACTAGACATGAAACTTTAACCTAACTGGTGTTGGTTGTTTCCTGCGCACTGCCTTGGGCTTCTGGTAACTCATAAGAAAATAGGACAATGCCCTCATACCGTCAAAGTGATGTCCAAAACGTCGGTGATCGTCCCATTTGGGTATGATTTGCTCACCCTGTTTCGATGTTTTCTCTTGCCATACAAGGTTCTCTAGTTCTTGAACCATCCAGTTCTGCTCTTTGCCAGACTTTTCGTTTACTTCAATAAGCGAGTCTGATATGTACAGTCGGGGCTTTCCTGTACCTGGTTGTATATGTCCGTACTCCTCTAGCTTACTCGCAAGTGTCTCATCCCAATTGCCCGTCTCGCCAGGTAGTTTCTCTACAGGCGAAAGGCGCATACCGAGCTTGCTTAACTCTTCTACCATACGTGGGTTATCATTGTCTGTCCATCCATGACTAATCATGACACCTCCAACCTTGGTGTCTCGTAGTTCTTTAATTCGTGCTGTCTCAAGATGCGACTGTCTATAACCGTTTACAATATGCACACTGTTATCGTTATCAACACCCATTAGTAACCACGCTGCGGGGTCTGAATATCCACCGTCTAAGACTTCGTACCATGTCCACGTTGGGTCGAGGCTATCGTAGTGTCGCAAATGTATTGTTCTATTCCACCATGAGCATACAAGTCCAACACGTTTAACAAACTTCCCCTCACGACGAACCTTTAATGCCTGTGCCGATAATCCACGGCTCATCTGTTCCTTTTGGTCTTCTGTGAGATAGGGGTTGTCGTCCCATCCTGCCTCAGAGACATATAGGTCTTTGTTGTCTGTTGCAAGATATATCTCATCGTACACCCACGTCATGCCCTTAATAGCCGTCATAGTAAGGATAACGTCTAGTTGTTGCCCTGCTTCAACACGGACAAAACACTCTTCCCAGATATCTTTTGGTGGCTCTTCGTCAAACCATATCAACCGTACTCCAGCACCTTGGAACTTCTCACGCCCCTGTTCGTATGACTTGAAGATAATGTTTACACCGTTCTTTAGTGTTATCTTGCGAATAATACGACCACGGATGTAGTCAATGTGTGCGATGTCTTTAGGCGGTAGATATGCTAGTAGCTTCTTTTGTGTTGTGCTTTCCTGCACTTCAAAGGATGGACAGATAGCCCATATATCAAATGGTGGACTTATCTCTCGGTACTCATGATGAGCCGTGGCGTACTCTGATACTTCTTCTGCACCCCACTCAGTCTTGCCTACACGGTTGCCCCAGAACAATGCTCTAATGGCTTCTTGTGCCATGTATGCTTGTAGTTGCTTAGGGTGACGCTTGGCGTATTTAAGTGGGTTGTCCACCTTCCGTCGCTCTTGTTCAGCAGTCAACTCAAGATAGTCTATTTTGTCTTGCCTTGATAGCTTGGTCAAGTTGTTCGTCATCTAATTCCTCAAACTTGTGGGTTACGGTTGATTCAGCTGTCAGGTCTAGCTTGTCCCCATATTTCTTTGGTTTCATTTTGGACATGAGCCACTTGCGAGTATCAACTCTCAGCCTTGATCGCTGTAGTGCCTCACCATTCGTCACCCATGCTTCGGTATCACCAAATCTCTTCTCCATCCAATCGTTTGAACCATCGTCTGATATATCAAGTATATCTTCGCTCATCGCCTCTGTTCTTTCCTCACACGCGCGCGCATATTGTTTTGCAAACTCTTCATGCTTCCTAATCCATTGGAAAATAGTAACTGGTGCTGGCATACCCTCTTCTTGGCATGCTGAACGTAGTGAGCTACCTGTAGATAGTAGCTCGCAGAACTTGTCGGCTAGTTCCTCTGTGTACATTGATGGTCTGCCTTCTGTTGCCCTTGTACCGTCTGCACGTGTCATTATGATAACTCAGCTCTCAGTTGCTCTGCTTTATCTAGTAAATCCTCAAGTGATGTAGAGCCATTGCCTTTTGGGAACATATACATCCTAGCTTCTGTAGTCTCAAGATTTCTAGCTTCTATAATCAATTGAGTGTTAATGCCCCTAAGCACAGCTGTTTTGAGTTTTATTTCAATCATAAGTATCTAGCTCCTCATTTTGGTTACTATGTCTGTAGTTATTATACAGTATAGTACTTGTGGTTGTAAAGCTAGATGTTATCCTTTAGGTATTGTATAGGGTCGTCTGATATGACCATTTGTTGTAGGTGGTGCTTCCATGCCGTTCTGTGCATTCCTATAACTTGACTGCCAGTATCGTCAGTGTATTCAGGGTTAATAAACTTCTCGCCCCATAGTGCTTTAGTAAATTGGTGATTGTAGATAACGGAGCTTACATCTTTAGTAGTTTCACCTACTATGCTACTAAAAAGTACTTTAATAACTTTCCAGTTGTTTAGCTCCGCCCAAAGCACCAGATGAGATACGTCTGATTGATTAGGGTATGCTCCTGCCCACCCACCATCTATCGCTTTCTGTATTGCTTTCTCTAGTATTTCTTTGTCACTCATTTAATTATCCTCCCCCATGGACCACGTTATAGTTTTGCTATCATCGCATTTCTCACACGTAACCTGCACCTCACAATACACATCCGTATTTAACCGTGCATATATCTGGATTGGAGCATCGCATTCATGTTGCATAAGAGACAGTGCTTGTTTAATCCTTGGGTCTAGCCCTTTGGTTATGTCGGTCACTGTACGTCCATGCTAACTTCACCGTCTGTGAGGTCGTGACTTAGTTTCCACTCTATCCACCATACAAGTTGTTTAAGGTCGTTACCCCTAAGCATAATGCCATAAGTATTCGTGCCGTCTACATCTATTGTTGCAGAGAGCATATACCTATCACGAGAGTGACGTTTGCTTTTATTAAAGACTTGTAGCTCTATGTCTTGTAGTTGTTTCATGCTAACCCCCAGGCTTCAACGCCAGATACTTTTTCTAACTCCCATGCTTTGTGACGTTTACACACAGGCAAGAACTGAATGCCATCTTTGTAGCCCGCTTTTGTTTTTATTATAGTTTCATGCACAGCGCAGCCAACCACTTCTTTATTGCACATAGGATAGCCACAGGCTTTTACTTTGTCTGCTACCAACTGACATATCAGAGAGGCTTCCTTGCTATCATAATCTAACAGTGATGGGTTATAGTAGCTCATAGTAAGATCAATATCACTCATCGCTTAATCGCTAACAGTATTATAGTGCCAATAAATGCTGATAGTATAAGGGCTGTCCATACTATTACACCTATTACGACTGTTGCTTCTACTTTGTGTCGCTTTGTCATTTACTCTTTCTCCTTATTAAATAGTTTTGCTAGAGTTTGGTCTGGTGTATTACTCATTCGATTGGTCTTCTCTGGTCTGTGGTACAAACTGTCTAATTTCGTGGTCATCGTGCGATATAAGGTTGCCGTCTTTTTCGTACCAATAAGTTACTCTCCGCACCGGGTCTCCCTTAACACCCTCTCCCTCATTTACCGTAATCTTTATTACTTCTATAATCTCAAAACCTCTAAAATGGCTATACTTTGGTTCACTTGTATTACTCATAGCTGTTCCTTCCCATATATTTTCTTTAATCTATTGTATTCTGTTTTTTCTTTACGCCTCCAACTGTCCTCGGTCAATATGGTTATCGTAAAAGATTTATAAGTTTGTGTTGTTTTATCTGATATCCACCTTGCAAGGTATCTATACAAAC